CGGGAATCCGCCACGAAAAACAACCGCAGTATTGAATCCGTCCGCGGCATACTCAAAAGACCGGTCCGCGGATCCGTCCAAACCTGTAAAGCTGTACGTGAGATGATAATTTTCCGGTACCGTCCGCAATTCGCGCGGAAATTTCGTGTAGTCGTAAAAACGGATCCCGGGAAAATCCGCGAAAATTCCGCTTTTCTCATGTTGGATGTCAGAAGTACCGTTTAAGCGCACAACCGGAATACGGCCGGCCGCGATTGCGCGTTTGATATGCGCGCGTATTTCATCGCGCAATTCAGCGTAGAATTTTTCCGGATGATTCCAGAAAAAATGTGTGCGTGCAATTCTGACTTTTTGAACGGATGTTAGTCCGCCATGGCCGGCTGAATAGAGGCAACCAAACCTGCACTCCGGCGTCGAATGAGGGCAAACTGAACGTTTGAAAGCGATATCGGCCGGAGCAAGATAACAGATTGCGGTCTGATATCCGAAAATTTTACCTTTGATGGTTTTAGCGTCCGCATCGATTGAAAGCAAACGCTTAAAACCGCGGTCTTGGATGATGATATTTTGCATAGGTTTAGCTAATGAACACGTGAGCGTATCCGTCATTTTTTAGTCCACCGGTGACGAAACGTTTTTTCCATGTTGCACCGGATCCCGGACCATATAATTTTTCATTTTTTGCGAACATTCGCGCGCACAATTCGTGTGCGGCCGCAACATGATTCGCTTCTGTATCCAGACTGTCATTCCACGAGACAATGATTGTAAGAGCGTCGCATTCAGCTTTGATGCGTGTGCCCTTATAATCTGTTGCGCTGATATATTTAGTTTTGATTGCTTGCATTTTGGTTGTGTGTTTTCTAATTGGTTGAATTTAAACGATTTTGACGCTGACCTTGTATTGCGGAGAATAGATTTTGACCGCGTCCCAGATAAGCGCGCGCGCTTGTTTTTCGTTATCCGCGTGCGCAGTAAAGACCGCACCATTAATTGACGGAAAATTGCTTTCAATTTCCGCTACAAAAGCGCGCTTTTCTGGTAGCGCGTAACCTTTAGGTTGTGTGTTCGTATTTAACATGTTGCAAGGATAGCAACCGGATAGCTAAATGCAAGCTTTGCACCGAAAATTTCCTAAAATAAATACGAGCTTTTTTCGCTCGTTTGGCACGGAAAATGTCCCGCAATTCGCCGATTCAATTCCCGGCCGATTCGATGTCGATTATTAGCTTTTTTCGCCTGTTCGGCCGCGGTCTCTTAGCATTCGCACGAGAGGATTCTCTTTTTCGCTCACTAGTCCGCTTTCCCAAAATACTCATCGCGCGTCTTATCATTTCACGCTCCGATTCGCCATGCTCTTCTATTTTAATAGATTCCATTTTTGCGATATTGTATCAAACGGTTAGCAAATTGCAATCCGCGGCTGTTCGTAACCGCGAATTGGTCCCGAAAAATTTTTAGCATTTTGACAGGCCGGCCAAAATTGAGACGGTGACCGGCCGTCTTATTTTACGCAGTCCCGTTTTTAAGGCGTCGAATCCGGACGCGTTTTTGATAACGTCAGACAATGAAACTAGTATAAAATCGCTTGTTCATTAATTGAACACACACGCGCAAAAAGCGCGATGATTTGTCACAATCGATAGGCGCAAACTATCGGCCTAGTTTTTACGTTGGATTGTGACCGGTCAAACGGCCGGCCGCAGTCCCGGTCCCGGTCCGGATTTAATCAAAGGGACTGCCTGGTCAAGGGACTGCTAATGGATCCGGCCGCGTATGAAAAATCGCGCGCCCAGTGCAATGCCTGGTCATGTCTGGCGAAATAAAAAAAAAGACATTGAGATTTAGGGGGATTAGAAAGGTAAAAAAATGGGATGGGATGAGTTGAGATGAGAGTGATAATGCGTCGGAGGGATATGGTGAAAGAGGGTGGAGTAATATTTGGGATATGGGTAATGGGGATAGAGGTGAGAGAGGGGGGACCGATAGCGATGATGAGGGAAGGGGACGAGATGGAGATGGACGGTGAGAAATGGCGTGTGAGCGAAGAGGGGATGATGGTGCCTGTGCCATGTCCGTATAGGGACAACTGAGAAGATGAGGGAAGGGAGGTGAGATAAGAGATGCCAGAAGATGAGAAACCTAATCCTCCGCCACCGCCTGAGGAATGAGGGTGTGAGTGTGGGAGGAAAAAGGACAGGCGCATGGAAATGAAAAAAACCGTGCGCCTGTTTTGTGTTAACGGGATCTGAATTAGTGGAGGAAAGGTATAAAAGTTTTGTAAGTGATCAAGAAAGAAAGGAGGCCTGAAAAAAACATGATGCGGCCGATTTCTGATAATTTTGGGTTAGCGGCTACGAAATACATGATAAGGCCTATTACGCAGATGATGATGGGTAACATGGGGATGGTTCACCTCGATTCTAAATTCCGTTTTTGCCTACAACGATGATTTGGCGTTGAAGGAGGAAAGAGATGACGCTAGAGCGCGGGATACGGATAGTTGAGCGAGAGGAACCTGGGGAACGGAGATCGATGGCGCATTTAATTTCGCCTGAATCGATGAGATTGATGATATGATCTCTATGGACATGCCAATAGCGAGCGAGGACATGAACTGGGAAAGAATCGCCAGGAGGGAGTTCGACTGGACTTTTGTATTGGTTATCCAAGGTCGGCGATAATTTTTACTATGTTGTAACCCGAATTAGGGAAGGTCAAAATTTTTCCGGTCGGATAAACCACTTCCCATTCCTGCTGGAACTTGCCGATTTGAGCTACGTCTGCCGGGACTGGGAGATATTGGAAAGTGCCATCGGCGTTGATGGTGGCGGGTTGTTTCAACGCGATAGAGCCGTCGGAATTTTTTAGTAAGAAAGAGAGAGTGCAACCGCTGAAATTTGATGGTGGCACGTTTACTCCGTCGATGGTTGGAGTGTCTTTAAAAGTGATCTGGGTGTCGTGCTGTTTAGTGATGATTGTGGTTGCCATGGTTAGTAATTATCAGTTTTGACGATGGTTATACTCGATCCGGCAAGAGTCATTTTAAGATTGCTTCCGGTTTTTCCGATTGAAAGGGTTGAGCCGGTAACCGGCTCAGTTTCCACTGAGAGGAAGGATCCGGCATTAGTGCAGGTAAAAGCACTGCCGGCGACTGTGACATGAAGAGTGGAACCGGTTTTCTGGCCGGCAAAAAACTCGAAGAATCCGCCGCGGAAAAGGAATCCGATGAAACGCAGAGTGGCGGAAAAGGTTTTCCGGATCTGTTTGCGTAGTGCGACGGAAAAAGTGAGCGCGGCCTGGAAGTTTTTCGCGGGAACCCGTTTCAGTGTGCCGGCGAAAGAGAGCGATGCCGTGAACAATCTGTTAATAAATCGGATACGCGAGAGTGCGCCCGAGAAGCTAAGGACCGCGGTAAAACTCTGTGTGAGTAGATGGTGGACGCTGCTGGAGAGATTCCCGGCGAAACTCAATGTTGCGGTAAAGGCGCGTAGGAAAGATTTAGATACTGCCAGGGTGCCGACAAAACTGAGCGCGGCGGAAAAGCCGGCATCTCTGTATGCCTTAACCACGGACCCAGCGAACGAGAGGGACGCTGTGAACGAACGCGCAATGCGCTTCGCCAGAGTGCCGGCGAAGCTGAGTGTGGCACTGAAAACCTTGTTTGTCGATTTTGAAAGCGACGCGCTCGTCGCGAGGACTGCGGCGAACGCGCGCAAAAAAGATTTTGATACAGAGAGATTGCCGACAAAAGAGAGAGTGGCAGTAAAACTCTGAGTAAAAAGATGACCGCCGCTGATTAAGGAAGTGGCAAGGTTCCCGATAAAAGATTGTGCCGAGGAAAATGATTTACGAGCTTGTTTTGTTAGGCCGGCGGAAAAGCTAAGTGCCGCGATGAACCCGGAATCGATTATCTTTTTGGTAAGAGATCCGGTGAAAGAAAGAGTGGCCGTAAAAGCTCGACTAGAAAATTTGAATCTGGCGAGATTGCCAATGAAAGACAGTGCCGCGGCGAAAGATTTATTGAAAATCTTTGTTAGGCCGGCGGAGAAAGAGAGAGCGGCAGTAAAACCTGCGGCGATATATTTTTTGGTCTGCGATGCGGTAAAAGACAACGTCGCGGTGAACCCGGAATCGAGGAATTTCTTTTGCAGTACGCCGGCGAAAGAAGTTGTTGCGGTGAAAGAGCGCATGAACAATTTCGAGATCCCGAGTGCGCCGGCGAAAGAGAGAATGGCAGCAATCGCTTTTTTACTGAGTGATTTCGTTAGGCCACCCGAGAAGGATTGCGATGCGATGAACCCGGAATCGATGATTTTCTTGGTGGGAACATTGGCGACGAAGTTAAGCTGCGGACTGAAAACTTTCTGCGCCTGTTTAGAAAATGCGCCGACAAAGGATGTTGTCGCAGTGAATGCTCGCTGGGAAAATTTTCCTCGAGCGAATGCGCCGGCGAAAGAGAGGATCGCGGTAAGAGCGGATTTTGTTAATTTCTTCGTTTGCGCGGTAACGAATGAAAGTGCCGGAGTAAATACTTTGAAGGTTTTTGTAGGTCCGAATGCGCCGGTGAAACTGAGAGTCGCGGTAAAGCTTTCCAGTGTCGGACCTGCAGTACCCAATCCCTGCTGAATGCCGATATGATAAACATTCGGACTGCCTGATCCGGTGAATCCGTAGTTAATAACATCAGTAGCCGCAGGAGTATAGCTTCCAGTAAGGTCTTCAATCCATCCTGTAGCTGAGAGAGATAATGCAGGTCCGCCGGTAGGATTGGCAGTATTTGCACGAAGCGTTACCGTAATGCTGGCGGAACTGTTTACATTCGCGCTCATGTTTTTGAATACCACGGTGGTGCGCGCCTTCATCTGGCTGAATGCTTCTGATCCGGAGGAAACATAATTTCCAAGGACTGGAACGAATCCTCCTGCTGCTAGATTAGTGCCACTGGAATGTCCTCCGAGATACGCGGTCCCGGAAGATTTCACTGCCAGAGAATAGAAGGTTATGGAACCTGCTCCAGTAGTGCAATCCCACATGCATCCGAACAAATCTCCAGCAGTAATGGAAACGGAATTGGAGACATCTTCTTTCAGTCCGGTTGTAGAAGATAAAACACTGACCGCCATTGATGTGTTGGTTCCATTTTTCTGCGCCCAAAGAGTGGTGCTTGTGGCATTGGCGTTTGAGCTTATGGACACCTGAAGATTGCTCAGAGTCGGAGCAAACCGGAATTTAACCTGGGTTGAAACTTGGCCGGCAGATCCCGTATTACTGATAAAGGTTCCTCCTGCGATCTTGTGGTAACTGAGGACGCTGCCAGCGGCGGTTCCATTTCCGCCAGACATCATCATGGTATTATTGCCACCGTCGTCCCATATCAAACCGAGCGAATAAATGCCCAGTGAGTTGGTGTGACTGCCACCTGCGGTGACTGAGATGCAATAAAGGTCGCCATCAGCAAAAGATGTAGTTCCAGAAGTATCCTCGATATAACCTGTCGCGGTGATGCTTACTGAGTTGCCACCATTAGCACCATTCTTTCGCGTCACTGCCGTTCCGGTCCCGTTAACGCTAGCGCAGTAAACCTGAAGATTTTTGGTGGTATAAGTGCCGCGAAGCTTTATCTGCGTCCAAGCTTCAGTAGTTGCTCCGGTCGCAGCACCGTCAGCATGAAAGAAGTTGGTAGCACCTTGGGCAAGGTTGAGCGCGAATGCTCCGGTGCCTGATGACTGATGCCATAGACTCATGGCTCATGGGAGCAAGCGCACTTTGTTTCTTCCGAACTGAATGTCCATGTTATCGCGCAACTGCTGTTTCTCTGCGCTTGTTAAGGCAGTGCCAAAATCGATTGTCAGATTCCGGTCAGTATCGAAAGACCATTTGAATACTGATAACAATTCATCATGTGGGATCGGCGGATTACGAATGGCGATTGCCATCGTAAACGCTTTGTTCTTCCGTCTGTTCTCGACATAATTGGAAGAATAAGCTGTAGCGTGATCACTGCCGTGGATCGCGGCATGATGAGAGCAAAGCTTTTCCGCTTGAATGAAAGAATGAACGCGAGCGACAGGATCGACTTCATCATCCCATTCCTCGATAAAAGAACACGCGTCGCCGGTCGCAGGATTAGCGCAAGTATCAGGAATCCATCGTTGCTGGCGTTTCATTTGATTACGATGACTTGTCCTCCGTCCTTGACGTTTTCAATGCTAAGGATGTGATCCGCATCGATCTGAGCCGCTTGTTGCTGACCGAATTCGGTGCTGATCGAGCAGAGCGCGATATTAACGTGTTCCGGCGGATAGGTGCCGTTTACGACAAGAAAATTGTCCGTGATCCCGTTCGCGGCGAAAACCTGCGGAATTACTGCAACTGCATCCGGGTCCAGTTCAGTGGCGATGATTCGCTTTGCGCCTAACAACCGCGCTGCAACGCAAAGAATTCCCGTGCCGGCACCGATCTCAGCAAAACTGGAACCTTTAACCCGCTGCTTGTCGTTCTCGAGTGCTTGCAGTCCCGATTGAGTAAATGGCGACCAACCTGCGCCATCGAGATGTCCCAACGGTGGCATTACGATTCGGATTTTTCCGCCGGGAGTGGGAGTCGTGTCCCAATCTCCAAAGATCACGAATTTCGTGTTTGGTGTCTGGATCACATTCCATCAATTTTAAATCGCGGATGCGGGATTACGATGTCAGGCGCGCCTTGAGGCACATAATCATCCAATGCCGCGCGACCGGCCTCGAGCATTCCGTACGCGAGGATCTTGTTGTTGATCGGGCCGTTGATGCTCACGCTTCCGTTTGCGTTGAGAACGATCTGCAGAACTGCCTGTGGTTGATTATCCATTCCGGACTAACCTCCGGAATTGATCGTCAAAGTCCAGGTGAACTGGATCGAATCACCGGTTCCGACACCGACTGAAGTGAATTGACGATGGTCGAACATGATCGGTCGAAAAACGAAAGCGTTCGTGTTAGCTGGGAAAGTTCCTGCCGCGGTGCCATCTGCGACCTTGTACCATGCTGGAACTGTCAACACGGTAGTAGTATTGCTTGTGATCAATCCCCAGTGCGGTGTCGCGTTGCCGGTGTTTTCAGCGATCGACATTTGCTGTCCCATGTGAGTCGCGTCAGAAGCATTTGTCATCGTGCCGGTGATCGTTCCGGTGGTTGCGGTTCCGGCAGTGAATGGAGTTTTCGAGTTGTCAGAGAGATTCGCGGTCGTTGGAAGATCGCTGCCGTAAGAGAAGATTCCCCATTCCTGAACCGATTCAGATCCGGTATAGGAGATTGTGGCGACGCTCTGGTATTTCTGAAGGTTCGCGGCAGACACCAAAACCTGAGTGCCAGCGACTGGCGTCTGACCGCCAAACGTTGATGGAGTGTTGAGCTTGATATCAGTCGCCGCGGCAGCAGTCGCACTTGTGCCGCTGGCGTGATATTTCATTTTGGCGAAAAGAGAATTGAGCGCGTTGGTAGCGGACCACGCAAAGTCATTGGCTAAGGCGAGAGATCCGACGTTCGTCGTTAGTCCACTACCAAGGTCGCGTTGTTCGATCAGTCGATGGCGAGGATCGAAATGTTTGAGGAAGAGATTGGTTTGCCAAACTAATCCGCCTGGAAAGAAGAGTCCTTCACCGCTTCTTTCCCATGCGATTCCAAAACGTCCCAGCGGACCAAGTTTGACTATCAGGTTTTTTTTCATTTTGATTTCCTCTGATCACTTTGATTTGCAGATCGGCACCGAATGATGCGCCGGCGTTGAATCCCTGCGATTGCGCGAACTTTGGGAATCGCCGGCAAAACCATGCGCCGAGCGCGGCGTCGAGTTGTTGAAGCTTTAGCTTCAGTTTTTGCGACCAGGTCGCGCCTTTCATTCGTTTGGAAGGTAGAATCAGAATTCCCGTCTAGACCACCGAATTCGCGGTGTTTGCGAAATTTCCTGCGATAGACGCGATACACGCGACGGAGCGTTTGCATTTTTCGCAATGGTGTAGGCACTGTCGCCTTACATGACCAATCCAACACCGATGCGGTCCGTAAGGAAGGAAGTCATGTTCACGCTCCGTAGACGCAGCATCATGGATTCACTCACCGAAATGCAGACAGAGCAACTCTGCCGATGGTTGCTAGATCCGCAGCTTTCGTATTTCCAGATAATGCAAAACATAAAGCACGAATGGAAAATGCGATGCGGAGTCCGCAGACTGCAAAAGTTCTACGCGGAACATGTGATGCCGTATCTGATCAAAATGCGCGAGCGCGCGACGATGATCGCCACCGGATACAAAAACGCGATGCGTCTGCCGGCAAGTTTTCACGCGGTGACGATGGACGCGCTCGAACACAAAGCGATGAGCGTGTGCCTCAATCCTGGGAGTTCTCCGAAAGAGATGAAGGTTTATCTCGACCTGGTGATGCGATGGCAGGAGCAAAAAATCCGAAACGAAGAAGTCAGTCTAAAACTGCGGCGGCTGACGCTGCTCGAGGAAAAACAAAAACGACTAGAGGACGTTTTCCAATCAAGACTTTCGGCCGCAGAAATCGCGGAACGATGCCGCTCGATCTTCAAACAAAATGGAACAAACGGTCAAACGGAGGTACAGGAAGCGGAGCGTCTCCCCATTGGACGAGCTGTTACCGTACCAGTCGCGGTGGACTAACGACGACTCTCGTTTCAAGATCGCGGTCCAGGCGAGGCAGACCGGGAAATCATTCCAGACAGCTTGCGAAGCTGCGTCGAGCGCGCTGACGGATCCCGGGACGAAATGGGTTTGCCTATCGAGTGGTGAGCGACAGGCACTCGAATGGATGGAGAAATGCAAAGACTGGGCGGAAGCGTTCAAGCTTTCCATCGAGCATTACGCTGAAGATCGGGAAATGGCGCAAGCATTATTGCGCGTTGCTGAGATCAATTTCGCGAACGGATCGAGGATAATTGCGATCCCGGCAAATCCCGCCACCGCGCGCGGTTATAGCGCAAACGTGATCCTGGATGAGTTCGCGTTCCACGAGGATCCGGACCTGATATGGGCCGCGATGTTTCCGAGTCTAACGAATCCGTTGGCAGGAACATTTCTGCGTCGAGTCCGCGCCAACGTCGAGAACAAAGATCGCAATCAGATCCGCCGGCTGATGAAGATCCGCGTCGTATCGACTTTCAACGGCCGGGAAAACAAATTTTTCAAGCTTTGGGAAAAGCATAAGGAGATCGGCTATAGCGGACATTTCACCACGATCTACGACGCGATTAGAGACGGACTCCCGATCAACGCTGAAGAGATCCGGATGGGACTGGATGATCCCGATGCATGGGCGCAGGAATATGAATGCGTCGCGGCCGACACGAGCAACGTCCTTTTGCCTTACGAACTGATCGCACAAGCAGAAAGCGTTTCGGCGACGGAAGTAATCGAGCCAGAATTTTTCGACAGCAATCGCGAACTTTTTTGTGGAATCGATTTTGGTCGTTCGAATGATCCGACGGTTTGTTGGACGGTCGAATTGGTTAACGACGTTCTTTGGACGCGCGAGGTTTTAGTTCTTCGCGACATATCGACGCCGAAACAGAATGAAATTCTTTCGCGCCGGATCCGCGCGTCGCGTCGGACCTGTTTCGATTACACCGGTCCGGGAATTGGTTTTGGTGATTACGCGGTGATGGACCAACGGATCGGCGAATGGAAACCGGACGAACATAAATTCGGTCGACTCGAGCTTTTCCGTTTCACGCCACTTTCGAAGAGATCTCTTTTCCCAAGCTTGCGCCAGCGGTTCCAAGAACCATGCCGCGTCCGGATCCCGATTTCGCGCGAGGTCCGCGAAGACCTACATCAGATGCAGCAACTGGTGACAAATGGCGAATACAACTATTGGGCACCAAAAACTCGGGAAGGTCACAGCGATCGTTGCACTGCTTTAGCATTAGCGGTTCGTGCTGCTGGGGAAAGTTCTGCCGGTGCCATCCGCGATCCCAAAGTGATTCACATCGGCAGTCCCAGTCCCGGTCGATTCGTGGAAGGTTTTCGACCGATGAGGTTGGCATCGTGAAACCTGCCATGTCCAATCCACGAAAACGGCCGGGACAACCGCGCGGAGCGAAAGGAAGATTCGTCAAAGTCCGCAAGAATGGGCAGCACCAGATCGACGCCGCATCGACGATGCGAGTTCCTGCCGGCCTTTCACGCATCATCCGGCCGCAAGCATCTTACCGATGGCTTGCACCAGGGATAGCCGCGTTCACTCCTCGTTATATCGAGATGATTCTCAATGGCGCGCTTTCTGGCGACCATGTGATGCAATGGCAATTGTTCGATTTAATGCTGGACACATGGCCGACTCTCTCGGCTTGCCAGCAGGAATTGCTCTACGGAGTTCTGCGACGCGAAATCATTTTCGATCCGTACACGGAAGAAGATCAAAAAGCGACTCCGACCGCGATCGATCGGGAGAAACTGGTTTCCACTGCAATCCAGAACATGGATCCGGATCCAACGCGCGATGAGAGTGCCATTGGCGGAACGATCGCAGACATCATGGACGCATGGTTCCGAGGGGTGAGCGTCCTGGAGATCGTTTGGCAAAATCTCGATCATCCGAAGCACGGTCAGATCTGGACACCTCAATCGACTTTCTGGGCGCATCCAAGCACATACGGATTCAGTCCGGAAGGGATCATCGGCTTGATGCCTCAGGTTCCGTACGGATACGCAACCACGACCGCGAATCCGCCATTCGGTTACGCCAGCACTTCGCAGAATCCTCCATCACGGAGTCAATCGCTGAGTCCGTTCCCGGATAACAAATTTCTGATTGCGATTCACAAGGTCCGCAGCGGGACTCCACTTGGAGGACCAATGTTGCGTTCTCTGGCATGGTGGTGGTGCGCCTCGAATTTTACTAGCGATTGGTTGTTAAATTTGGCGCAGGTTTTCGGACTTCCATTTCGTTGGGCGACATACGTTGGCGCATCACCTGACCAAACGGTCGCAGCTATTTGCGACATGTTGCAGAACATGGGGTCCGCCGGTTGGGCCGCATTCCCTGAAGGAACAACGCTTGAATTAAAAGAAGCAAACACCGGAACGACTGGTCATACTCCGCAGGGAGATCTCCTTGAACGCGCGGATCATTATGCGCGCCAATTAATTCTCGGTCAGACCATGACCGGCGCGACAATTGCATCCGGCCGCGGCGGTCAAGCTTTCGGGACCGTTGAAGCACAATTGAAGCAGGATCGGTTGGACGCTGCATGTTCATTTGTCGCCGAAGTAATTAATCGCCAACTAATCCCGGCGATTCTGAATCTCAATTACGGAGAGGCCGGCGAACCACCTTCGTGCAGGTTCCTACAGGAAACTGAAGGCACTTACCAGGACGCGCAGCGCGACCAGATCCTGGCGACTTTGGGACTGGATATTCCGCTGAGTCATCTCAGGCACAAATACAATATTCCGGAAGCTACCGGCGGAGAACCGACTGTTACTCCGCCACCACCTAAACCACCATCGTCATTTTCGACCGGACCGGCAGGGACGCGACCGATCACTCAGACGCCGGCACCTCTCGCGAAGACTCCGCGCCAGGTTCAGGCGCGACTCGAGGAATTAGAAAAGATCGAGGACAACGAAATTTTCGGCCGGGAATTCAAAAAGTTCGCTGCAGAAATCGCAACAAAGGAAAACCAATGACTACACACGCGCACAAGAAATACGAATCCACCGAAATGCAGAAGCAACAAGAGGCCAAACCGACAATGGAGGACATTGCCACTGTGACCGGTCAAGGCGGACGTCCCGCGCCGCCTCCCGGTGGTGGAATGATTCCGATCCAGATCTCCAGCACCGTAAACACAACGCTGACTGACTTCGAGATCTGGCGCAACAAGCAGATGCACTAAGGAGGTCACAATGGCAGACGACCCTAAAAAACCATACGGAGACGTCGAGTATGCGGATCCTGGATATCAATCCGACAAGAAGGCGCGATATCCGCTCGACAGTGAAGATCACATTCGCGCTGCGTGGAGCTACATAAACCAGGCCGACAATGCTTCCGCGTATTCATCGGAGGATCTGGCGAAAGTAAAATCGAAGATCAAAACTGCGATGAAGAAGATCGGCGCGGAAGTCGCCGGTGATTCTGAAGGTGACGCTGAAGACAAAAGCGAACCGGCTGAAGCAAGGGACGCGATTGAATGCCGCGCTGCGGTAACAATCACGCAGCTTAATACGAACGAGATCTTATTTCTGCCAGCAGGACTTCATTCCATCACTCCAATTTCTGGCGGAATCGGAAAGCCGATCAAAGTGCTAGTGGATTCAAACGCGGCCGCAGAAGTCGAGCGGCAACGCAGCGAGATCACCGCGAAAACAGGCAAAAAAGTTTATTTCGATTTCAACCACGAAGATGGTCCCGCTTCATTTTGGCCAAATTCGTTCGTCTGGCGACCTGCTGACGGAGTAGTCGCAAAAGGCGAATGGACTGCCAGCGGGAAACGCGCATTGGAAGGAAAAGATTTCCGCGCATTCTCGCCGGTCTTCTTCGTGAACGACAAACATGCGGATCCGGCTCGAGTCGTGTGCCGCAAAGAAGCGCGCCCAAACATGGGCGGACTCGTTAACGACCCCGCATTTAGCAATTTGCCCTTATGGGCAAAAAACGCCGGCATTGAAGTCGGCACTTCGCCGGAGTCTACGGCAAAAAACAAAAAACAAGGAGATACAATGACAGTCGAAGAAATCGCTGCGCTCCGAGCGAAAAATCTGGAGCTTGAGCAAAAGATCGAGGCATTAAATGCCGTCGTTGCCAAAAACGCGGACGATGAAACCGCTAAGTCGCAGCTTGAAGCAGCGAATGCCGAGCAGCGCGCGACCTACGCGGAAATCCAGGCCGCGGAATTGAAACTGAAAAACGAAGCGATGGAAGCAACCATCCGCAAGCGCAACAAGGAAGACGCGACCGCGCTTGTTAAAAAGGTAGTGAAAGCCGGCAGAATTGCGGCGAAGAACATCGTTCTTCAGAACCAATGGATCGCGGATGCAACCGCGGATCCGGATCGATTCATGCCGCTTCTGGTAGGTATGCTTGGCGACGGTCGCGCGCCATGGGATCAACGAATAATCGTCAATCCCCCAAATCCGATCAGTGCCGGCAATGGTGATGGACGGATCCAGATCTTGAACGACGATCCGGTCTCAGTTTATTCGAAATTGGCACTCGTTCTTCAGAACGCGAACCGCGGTGGTACGCATGACATCAAGGCGCAATGTGCCTTGGAAGTTGCAGCGATTTACGCTGGCGCATTTGCTGACACTGAGAAGAATCGCGAACAGCGTACGCGACTGCTTAACAGTCGGCTCGATATTGTTCGAGACGCAATCATGGCCGCGGACGTCACTGATGCGAACCTGGGAACGATCGCCGGCACGTTGGTTACGCAGCGGACTTTGGAACTCCTAAAGTTTGTTTTCCCTGCGCTGCCGCGCTTCACGACTGATTTCTCGGATCAGCCGGCAACGTACAACCAGACGATTATGACTCGCATCGTCACCATCCCTAACGTTGTCACTTATTCGACGGCATCTGGATGGACGGACGTAACGGCCGCAACGACCGACGTCCCGGTTGTGATCAACAATCACAAAGGCATTCCGATCACCTTCAATGAGCAATTGCTCGCATCCACGATGCGCCGATTGTTCAACGAATTCGCGGAAGCGAGCGCGTATGCGCTGGCAAAGGCAATGGTGGATGCGCTCTACGCAAATCTCACCGACGCGAATTTCACTAACAATTCGGTTGTCGCCTCCGCAAGCTTTGTCCGCAATTCGGTTGTGGACATCGGAGTTGCACTCACTCAACGCGGAGTGCCACTCGGTCTTGGAAATCGGACGATGTTGCTGTGGCCGGTAGCATTCGGCAATCTGGTGAAAGATTCGGCACTGGTAACGTTCGCCTCTTACCAGCAACCGCGGATTGTCACCGAAGGCACCAATACCGATGCGTCATTCGTGATGCCGGTGGACACGTTCCAGGTCTACACCGCGCCAAACATGCCGTCGAACAATGCGAACCTCGTTGGGTTCGCAGGTTCAAGATCGGCCTTGTGCATCGCGACGCGAGTGCCTAACGACTACACTTCGATTCTTCCTGGTGCATCGTTTGGTAACGTGCAGATCGTGTCGGATCCCGATCTGGGGATCTCGGTGATGCAGGTTCAATATGTGAACCATGTGCTTGGCACTGCCACAAACCGCATCGCGTTGATGTGGGGAACTGCGCCAGGACAAACGGCCGCGGGACAGTTGATCAAAGCTGCTGCAGGTTCCGGTTCGTCTCGTTAATCGAAACTTTGGTGTGTTCGCTCGCGACTCTCTCGTAACTGTGGTGGGAACGGGAGAGTCGGAGCGAGCAAATGAAGATCGATACGATTAACGGATGGTTCCGCGGCCTGGGAGACGTCGTCTGCTTTGCATGGTTGGGCGAAGGAATCATCCAGGCCGGCGGAGACGTCGAATTTTTCGCTACCGATTGGCGCGCGGATCTTCTTAAAATGTTTCAGATGCGGGTGACTAATGATCCCGGGAACGGAGTAAAGACCTGGCACGGATACGAAGAAGCGATTACACAGAAATCGCCACTGGGTTATCTGCAATGGATCGCACACCATCTCGGTATCACCGATCCGCCAAAACGGCCGCGTCTTGATATGCGGCCGATGGATCGGGAGATGGGCCGGCGCGACACCGCGGACGTCCTAATTTTTCCATTTTCGTATTCGCCGGTCCGCTCATGGCCGAAATGTTATTTCGTCGAGCTAGGACTCATTCTGCAGCATTGCGGATTCAAAGTGAAATTCGTCACTGAGCAGCGCGATTACAGTTTCTTTATGCCCTTTCATTGCATCGTCGGGCAATCGTGGGATTACATCGCTGCCGCGATACAATCCTCAAAACTTGTGATCGGTTGTGATTCCGGGCCGGCGCATCTCGCCGGCACGATCGGGACTCGCACCATTGCGATCATGGGCGCGACCACGGAGCGGATCTATAGCTATTTGCCGGAAGTGATTTGCTATCGAAAAAAATTTGCTCCATGCGCCGGATGTCATTGTCTTCCGGCCGGCGGATTCCGCGCCTCTTGTGACTCCGGTTGCATGGAGCTTTATCGGACGATGCCTGAAGAGGTCGCGCAGTTCGCGCTTCAATTTTTAAATCCGCAGGAGGAAATAGCAGCATGACAGCTTTTGGATGGGGTATGAACGGAATGGAAGACAAACTCGAACGGATTGCCAAAAGCATCACCGGTCAATTTGATGAGATCACATACGTCGAGATCGGCGTTGCTGAAGGAGTGACTCTTTCGGCGATCGCTCAACTTCTCAAAGGCAACTGCAAACGATGGCGCGCCATCGGCGTCGAATTAGCAAATGGTTATTCCTTTAATCAGCAGAGGACTGAGGAGATAATGGCGCGACGTTATCTGGATCTCGAATTCGTTTCGCCTAATGGAAACGTCCAACGGCCGCGATGGAATCAGGTCACTGTCTATTTCAAAGATAGCCAAAGTTTTCTCACTGAGCTTTGGCAGGAACCGATTCATTTCGCATTGATCGACGGTTGCCATGGGAAACCTTGTGTCATCCTGGATTTCATCGCGTTGGAAGCATGGATGGTTGATGGCGGAATCATCTTGATGCACGACATCGGCGAGGACCAGATCGGACTACACCAACCGCATTGCACCGGAGGGATAAACGTCCGCGGTGCTTGTTATGATTTGGGATTGCTAGCCAATAAACGTCCCGGTTGGAAATTCACGGAAGAAATCAAAGCCGACAAAAGCAATGGCGGATGGGACATGGGAGTGTTCGAGAAATGCCAAACTGGATAATACTCACAGGCGACGACATAAGGTTGCTGGACACCGAAACGACTATCATGCAGGGCATCGCGCCCCTGCAAGATCTCGATAGCTGCGTTCAGTCCGCTTCGAATCTCGCGCGCGGATATGTCGCCGGCGGAGGGAACATTGTTGAAGCGGCACCATCAGTTCCGCCGGAATGCAAAGATGACGTTCTCGCGATCGGTCGATACAATTATCTCGCGCAAGAACCTACCGGGACTTTGATCACCCCGGTCCGCCAAAAAGAATTCGATGCCGCGATGGCGCATTTGCGAGACATAGCCAAGAGCTTGACCGCGATTACTCAAGCTAGTGTCCCGGACACTTCACGGCAATTCGGCCAATGGGGAAGTGTACAGCAATTCGATATGCGGACCGATCCAACAACCACGGTTCCAGGCACACCACCTAATCCATGAACGCGCGCACGATCCTCGCACTCTCAACTTTGCCGGCGCAGCAGAGTCGCGCGCTCATTCGCATCATATGTGGAGAAGCGACTCCGTACGAGCGGACCCGAAAGAATCTGAAGAGCAAATTCAAAGGCGCGCTCAATCGGGTGCTAAATTTCGCGAAGCATGAGACGATGCGAAAACTGCATCGCTACATGTACAACACGCGACCACTCAAAGGCGCGGCCGATTCAAAGCATCCTGGCGCGACTGTGGTTGGTTTCGATCTCAATCAATTACAGCAGGATCTGCAGTCGATGTTCCACATTGAATTGCCGACAATGCTCACTACTTCCGCGGACGACACGCTTGAGTCGTTAGGTTATCGGGATCCGTGGACGATGCCGGCACAGCAGGTACTGGATTATATCGCATCCCGGCAGAACCTGCTTTCCGGAATTTCAGACGACGTTTTCACGGAGATCCAAAAACAATTAACTGAAGGACTCAATGCCGGCGAATCGCTTGACCAACTTTCTCAGAGGATCAGCGATACTTTCGACCAAATAGATTCCGGCCGCGCGGATGTCATTGCGGATAATGAAACGGCCGCGGCGTACAGTTTTGCGTCAAATGCAGCAGCGCAAGCCGCCGGCATTCAATACAAGAAATGGTTGCACGGAGCGACGAGCAAAGTGCCGCGGCCATATCACGTTGCGATCGACGGACTAGTCGTTCCGTTTGATGAACCTTTTCCGGGCAGTGGAGATCCTGAATTGATGTATCCGCACGACGATAACGGATCTCCTGAAGACATAATCAATTGCTCCTGCATTTCAATCCCGGCGACAGAAGAAGAATTCAATTCACAATGATATGCCCGATCCAGTTTCAATAAAAATCGCGTTCACTCCGGACAGTCTGGAGGCGTTGAAGAAGATTGCGAAATTCCCGTCTGAATGGCCGCAAGCGATCCGACGCGGATTGGACACCGGACTTCAATTGGTGCGCGGAAAAATCCAGGAGAATAGACTCAGCGGCACCGGACCGTATCCAGTTGACGAGCACAGGTTAGGAGAAAGAAAAGGATTGCTGCGACAATCTGCGCGCGCGGAACCTTCCGTGATCACCGGCAACAAAGTGGTCGGATCCGTCGGTTCAAACGTCTTCTATGCAAAAGTCCATGAATACGGAAAAACGATCACGCCAGTAAACGCTCCATTCCTGGTTTTTAAGATCGGAGACAAAACAATTTTTACCCGCAAATCAGTGATCCCGGCGCGCGCGCCATTTACCACTGAAGTCGCGTCGCCCCAGAGTGCTGCGGTTATTAGCAAATCAGTCATCAATGAAATCAAATCCACCGCGAAAAATCTGTGAACGTATTTTCAGATCTGCAGGAATCGATAATCGCGCGGTTAATTGCGCCGGATCAGAAAGTTCCGTCACTGACTCCTCATGCCGGCCAGGTGAAATGGGTTTCGGAGGATATCGGCGACTTGGCGAATGTGGTGCTGAGAGCAACCGGCAAAGTGGGGATCATCGGGATTGTGGTGACTCCCGGCGGAGGAAAACTCTACAAGATGGGAATATTCCCGATCTCGTTTCGTTGCCCGATCGAAATCCAAATTCAGGAGAACGTGACAGTGAATCGCGGCGACGCCGGGACTCAGATTTCAGCTTTAGACTTGGTGCAATTTTGCATGCTCAGATTGCATCTATGGTCGCCAACGAACCAACGGATCACGAATATCGAAGCCGACGAAACTCCGTTTGCGTTGGTGTCAGACACTCCACTCCTGGTCTACAACGTCCGATTCAACGCCAAGCTAACTGTAGCATGAAAATCTTCTTACATTCCATTTGGATTCTAATTGGATTGTTATTGGCAACACCGGCATTTCCGCAAGCGGGACGTCCGCCGGTGACGACCATAGGTGGATTGAGTGATGTTAGCATCACTTCGCCGGCAAACGGGCAACCATTGGTGTTCAGCACCACTGATAGCAAATGGCATAACGGTGGAACGATGCTCGCACCGGTGATCACTGACAGTGCATCGACTTCCAGTTGGGATTTCGGCGCAGAGACGATGAGCATCGGTGGATCCGTCGTTTTAAACTGGAGTGGGGCAAATCTCGAGTTGTTCGCTCCACTGTACGACAACGTTAACAAATTATCAGTTAACGCGACTGCGCGAACATTGACCGCGGCCGACGGAACGTCGACTCGGCTCGATTGGAGTGGGAGCAGTGTGAAGATCCCAGGTTTAAATACAAACGGTTACGTCGTTACCACCAATGGAGATGGGACGTTAGCAGTCAGCACTGCGTCGGCGATAGGCGGAGGAGTTCAAGGTCCGAATACGTCGACCACGGGTGCATTATCGGCATGGGGGAACGCTAGCGGAAATCTTCTCACTGATAGCAGATGGACCGTTAATGCATCACATCTTCAAACTTACGACGCGCAGAATACCAATGCGGCGACACTGGTACTACAAAATCAAAGTAACGGAAACGCTGCAGATACCGAAATCTCGTTGGCTAACGATGCCGGTTCGATGAAATTTGCGCTTTACAGTACCGGCTTCAGCACTGCCGGTGTTGTGGGTGCCGGCGATTTTGAAATTCGCGGTCCTGGCACTGGAGATGTGATTATCGACACCACTGGTCGGTTGGTTTTCTCTAATGATTCCGGGACGACTGAATCATTCGCGGTCACGCAAGTTGGTTTCGGCGGACGAACCACGGTCACTACCACGGTCGATCAAACCGCAATTACAGACACGGTTCACATCAAATATACGGTTCCTGCAAATTCGGTTGCCGTAGGAACCGTTTTCAGAATTCATACCTGGGGAAACATCGATAACGGCACGACGGCAATCACCTTCACTCCAAAACTGAAATGGGGAAGCAGTCCGATATTGGCGACTCCGACTTTTAATGCCAGCACCACTGCAAACACCAACCGCGCCTATAGCTTCGATGCAATGGTGACAATTCGAACGCTGGGCAGCGGATTAGCCGGATCGGCAATGGCCGAATCGCATTATATCGAGCGAAGCACAAGCACGACGGGAGTGGAAACGACTCATGCAGATAACACAGGTGCCACAGCAGTTACTTCCTGCGATACCACCGTCGCGAGTGATCTCTCTCTTACTTGGGCAATGAGCAGCACCACTGGAACACCGCATATCCGCACATTCGGAGGAACAATCGAAGTAGTTAAACCTTAAAAGGAACAAACACATGCCAAACGAAATCACAATCAACTTATCGTCTTTCAGTTACATAAAAGATCCGTATAACGATTCGTTCGCGCCGGGAATCATAAACCTGAGTGTTACGGGCCTCCATCAAGTTCACGACAAGCAGCAACTCACCACCACCAATACTGCCTTAGCCAAAGGCAATATCGGAACCATCGGATTTTTCTATATGAAAAACCGGGATGCGACCATCAATATTCTGGTGAGTTTCGGCACGGTCGAATACATGACAATCCCACCGGGGATGATTGCTTTGGGCAATGCTGGCGTGACTGCCATCAACGCCAAGGGAGCATCAGGAACTCCATTTCTTGAATACTGGTTCATTGAAGCATGATTTTTACAGTACCGCTGCAACCTGGGACGTCCCTCGCCAATGTGGTCTATCTTTGGATCGCATCCGGCGTCGCCGGCACTCCGACTTCGAGCGGAGTGACGCAACCAAGTGCCACGTTCGCGGTATTCCGTATCGATTCCACTCCACCTGCAGGTGCTGAAGAAATGATTGTGTACGATTCCAGTAATACTGCGAATTGGAATGTTGCCGGATATACAGCAGGCATGGCCGCGCTCGCCGGCGCAACACAGATCCTGCTCACTGCTCCTTATTCACCGACTGGCGGACCTTCTACAATTATTCCTGGTGCGCCGGCTTCACATTCGATTTGCCGCTGCTACGGGACATGGGTAGATGTGACGTCTCTCACTGTAGATGGAGTTCCGCTGACGCTG